TTCTCTAGATTGGCGAATTTTTTCTTTAATCAAAGAGTTCATTGAAGAAAAAATACGAATATCCAAAAGATCTTCAATCACTTCTCTACGATGAGAAGCAGAAAGTTGCATAAAAGGAACAAATGTGCTACTACCAAGAATCACAATTTGTGTAAAAGATTTGTAATTCATTTTAAGAACATTTTGTTCCAACCACTTTTGCTGATCTAAAGAAGCTGCTGCCTGATCAAGAAGAGTATCATTTTTCCAAATCTCAAATAATGCTGGTTTAATTCCACGAACTACTTTCCAATTTGTCGTTCCAATATCGAAATTAACTTCAACTACACAATCCTTTTCATTCACAGAATTAATCAATTGTGGTTTATTAATTTTACGAAATGGTTTTCCAAATAGTGCAAAAGTAAGAGCATCCAAAATAGTACTTTTACCGGCACCATTTGTTCCGATAATTAGATTGGTTGAATTTTGAGTAAAATCAACTTTTGTCGATTGATTACCTGTAGAAAGAAAATTCTTCCAAGAAATATTTTTAAATAAAATCATGCTCAATATCAGGAGGAATTACAATGTCATCTTTAGTAATAATGGTATATTGATACCCATGCATATCACAGGCTTCTATCATCACTTCATCGTCAACTTCAATTACATGCATTTCTGGATATCCTTCTTCCTCCAACATCATAGCATATCTTACAGAATCGTCTTCTTCTTCAAACATATAAAGGATTTTTTCTCCCTCATCATTCATTACCGAAAATGCTCCTTCGGTTTCTTTACCATTAATCGTAAGTATAAACATCTTAGATCATTTCACATGCTTCTTGATAGATTTCACGAATCATCGTTTGAATTTTAGATCTATCAAGAGTTACTTCTGCCTCCTCAATATATCTATTCAGAATTGAAAGTGTATCTTCAGATTCATTAGCTTCAAAATCTTCAGGAGTGTCAACTACAAAATTTTCAACAATTTTTAAATCAGCAATATTAGAAGAATAAAGTTTGTCAATAAATTTTTCAAACTTTTTAGTGCTAGATTTTTTACGAACAATTACTTTGACAATTTTATTTTCATATTCTCTCGTATCAAATGTTTGATAATCATTATCTTCATAATGAATTACATAGTACATTCTATACGGATTATTAACTGGAGTATGTTCTAATGTTTCTGTGTCAAAGATATGAAATCCTCTAGTATCATTCACATCATTCCAGAACATTTCATATGGATTTCCTAGATAATAAACTGTTCCATTGTCGGAGCGAGTATGATAATGTCCAGAAAATACTTTTTGATAATTATCAAATACAACGGAGTCCATACCATCATCCATAGTATGGCCACGATATGCTTGAAATCCATTTAATTCCAAGTGTCCCATTGCAACTTTACAATTGCTATTTTTAATTAACTTATGAGTCTTTTCTTCATTATCTGCACAAATCCAAGGAATAAAAAGAACATTCAATCCACCAATGTTTACAATATCTGGATTACTATAAGTTTTAATGTTTGAATAATTTTTTAGCAAAAGAGAAGGTGAGTTTACATTATTTGTATTCTTATAATATGCATCATGATTCCCAACCAACATATGAACATCATACTTTGATAGTGGATCTAATACTACTCTTTTTGTCCATTCAAGACTTTGATAATCAATCGATTTACGACTATCAAATGCATCTCCCAAATGAAGAACTGTAGTGATACCTTCTTCTTCTAATTTTGGAAAGAATATATTTTTATAAAAAAGTTCAAAATAATCCTGAAAAAGTTTTGATCCTTTCCTACATCCATAGTGAGTGTCAGTAATGATTGCGACTTTCATTAATCAATAACGAAGTTTTGAATGAACATTGTCCTTGATGGAATTATAGTCCGAATAGTTCGATCCGTCAATAGTGTTGTTGTCATCAAATACTTCTGAGAATCCAGATCTCTCAATGATTTTATTTTTAATATCTAATTGGCGTTTCTCCCTTTGAATACGACGGAGAAATGCATAATGAATAATTTGAGTGAAATATGCAAAAGGATTTTGAGACTTCTCAGGATTGAAATTATGAATATACTGCACACAATTTTCAATACCGTCAGAAATCATATCTTCCTTGAACATATAGTTCACGAAGTTTGGTTTAAAAGAAAGGTGATTGGCAATCTTTAGAAAACACTCTCCAATGTAGCGAGGAATAGGAGGTTTTGTGTCCCAAGACTTCCCTCTTTCTTCTTTTGGTTGTTCGGAAAGATGTACATCAAATTTCTTTTTATAAGAAATCTCCACATCTTCACGATACTTGATTAAAGCAGAAAGAAACTCTTTATTGTTAACGTAATGTTCTGACCTTTTTCTTTTGGTCATGCCTGGTTGTATCATAAGTAATCTTCATAATTATGTATGAATTATACCACTTATACAAATACTTGACAAGTCTTAAAAATCGAGTAGAATACCTTTGTGGAGGTTGAAAGGATTGGCTTAGCTACTGTTTATATATTTTCTCTAAGAGTTCTTTAGCATCTTTAACATTAGAGATATATCCCATTCTTCTATTCAATTTAGAATGAGTACTAGGGCCTTTTTCTAAATTATTAATATAATTTTGATAAAGCATTATCATTTCAATGTCAGATGATTCGGACATTGTAAGTACATCTTTCATATTAATTAAAAACATATCCTCAGTTGTTGTTTTTAACCAAGGTTCAAACTTATATCCAGTAATTGCACCTGATTTAGTTTTAACTTCAGAAACTGTAATTGGATTAGAAACAATTAATATTGTTCTATCTTCTTCTTCAGAAGCAGCTACTTTGGCAAAGATTTCTTCACCAGTTTTAAGTTTGATTGTTGCGTAAAAATCATCCTCTATCATTGTCTTTAAGTTTAATAGAAATTATTTCATAATTAAATTTTTCCTCATTATAGATTTTAATTCTTTCTATAAAATGATTCAAGGTGTAATTTTTTCTTGATTTGTAAGTACAATCATCAGCAATATCATAAAGAGTTGCTTTTGTTTTATTTTTTCCTTTTCTTAGAACTCTTCCAATTGATTGTAAATTTCTAATTCTTGACTTACTTGGTGAAGCAAAGATTACATTATGAAGATTTTTGATATTAATTCCTGTAGAGAATGTACCGTAAGAAGCAACAATAACTGCATTATTTTCTCTTTCAGTAATTTCTCTAACTAATTCTCTTTCTTCAGCATCTACACCGCCATGTACAAAAAATACCTTACGATCATCTCGCTTGTTATTATTTATCTTCTCATAGAGTATGGCTCCATGTGCTTCCACTCGACTAAAAAGAACCAATGTGTTTCCTCTGAGATCAAGAGTTAAGTTTGTAATAAACTTATTTCTTTGTTCATGCGAAATAAGATATTGTATCTCATCTTCATATTTTTCAAATTTCTGAGGAGAATGTTTAAGAATTAAGCATTGAATATCAAGTTGAGAAAGATGTCCTTGTTTCATTAATTCTTCGGTTCTGATAATCTTATATGAAGGGCCAAAGAGTCCTTCTAACACCCACTTATGCGTCTGTGTGCCGTCTAAAGTTCCAGTAAATCCAAATCTATATTTTGCATGATGTAACTTTGTCATGATGTTTATAAGTGATTTAGACTTGAATAAATGTGCCTCATCTCCTATAATACATCCATAATCCTCAAAGAATGAACGTTCTAATTTATACACAGATTGCCAAGTAGTAATTGTAACAGGATGTTCGTTTGTTCTTTCTCTTCCAGAATATATCTTGTGACAATATGAATCAGCATCCCAACCATAATCTTGGAAATCCTTGTACATCTGCTCTACAAGAGATGTCGTTGGAACAACTAGAAGAATTTTTTGCCCTTTATCCACATAATATCTTACAATCGAATAAATCATCAGTGATTTGCCAGATGCAGTGGGGCTTATCAATAATTTTCTATTATGCTTTAAAGCATCATATACTCCCTCAATTTGATATTTCCTAGGAGAGTATTTGCAAATAGATGACATATAATCTTTGACTCCCTCAAATGAAATATCCTCATTAATTTCAAATGGAAGTCCATAAAATTTATTCTCTTCAAATTTGTAAGTATAATTATATGTCTCACAAAAATTAATTATTTTATCCAGTAATCCAACATAGATCTGTTTAGATCTCATGTCATATAAATGTATTTCACCATTCCAGTTTTTACCACGATACTGCGGCATAAATTTTGCATTAGGAACCTCAAACTTAAAGTGATCTCTAAGTTCATACTCAATATGAGGTTCCGTATTGATTTTTAAAAATACTTCGTTGGATTTGGATATAATAAGATCTGCTGTTTTATCATTCACAATTATCCATTCAACTATAGGTATTTATTTACCCTAGTCCAGCATTAAATCGCATAAATTCAATTGCATTTTTAATCTGGTATGTTCGATTTTGTATAACTTTAAGAATACTTTCCAGATAAACGAGCATTGTATCGTAGTAGTCTATTTTCAAACAAATTGCAGAAAGTTTTTCATCGGCATCAAGATATTTTTGCATCGTATCCTTATCACGAATCTTTTTAGGAAAAGGATTTTCAATATATGAATCTGGATCAGCTTTTCCAGAATAATACTCATACCTTTCGTGCCTAATATTCTTTTTCTGTTGTTCTGCTTTTTTTCTAAGTAGAAATATGGTATTATAAAGTTCAAAATATTTTGCATGTAGAGCAGGGATATTCGTTGATTCTGTATGGAGATTATCCATATCAATTTTTGAATCCTTTTCCCACATCTCTTGAATTTTATCAAGATCAATTGTCATAGTGGATTTCCACTTAAATCAGTTATTTCGTATATAGTATACTTGAAACTTGCATCTGCTGTAAAGTACTGAATATCTGTATCAGTGGCATCAAATGAAAGTGTTGATAAATTATATGGAAAAAGATCTTTAAAAACTACTTGAAACTTAGATATAAAATTACTATTTAAAATTTGAAGAGTACCATCCGAATAGATGTTATCGCCATCTCTTATATATTTTCTAGAAGGTAAAGTTGCATTAGATTCAAGATCTCTAAACTCTTGCATACTTTCTGGATATCCTAATCCACGAATCCAGTTTTGTATTTCCATATAATTCTTAAGATCTTCATCAATCAAAAATCTTAAATTTAAATCGCCAAATAGAACCTTATCTCCAGGAACATCAATATCTTTTAACCATGTTGGTTGATTTGCAACACCAAGACTTAATTCTGGAACGTTTGCTTGATTACAAAAAAATGCTACTTTAGGACTTCTTTCTAAAGTAAATTTAAACCCAGTTGGAGATAAAAAATTTCTGTTTTCAATTTGTGTTGACATAATTTTTTATATGTATTTAGATAAAAAAAGGGCCCTTTCGGGCCCTTTGTGGAATTTATGTGAAATGGATCACATGAGGTTCTTAACAGCAACTCTTCTGTAGTAACGGTTAGCGTTAAGATTAAGAGCGCCAAGGCCCTGATTAGTTCCTTCAGCGAATGGATTTGCAACCATGCCGTAGCGAGTCTTAAATCCGATTTTTGGCTGGAAGGAGTTCTCACCAACGGCACGAACCATTTGGAGAGGAACATATGGACAATAGAAGAGTCCAGCGTCATAA